TAAAACGCTGGAATATGAATTAATCGAAATGGGCGGCGTTATGATTCGCAGCAAAGGCCAGAAGTTACCACCTGTCAATGATGATGCTGAACAAATAGAAAAAGCTATGCATGAAATGAGCGACCATCCTCGTTACAAGGAATTAGCACAAATCCTGATTGCAAACTATATCGGATTAGAAGGTGTATCTAATAACCTCACGTGGTTTGGAATATCAAAATCAACATTTAGAGCCAAAGTCAAAGACGGCCTACGCTGGATCGATGTCTGGCTTTATACACAGGAGAAAAAACAAAATGCAAAATCCGTATGAAGTATTGGGTGTGTCTAAGGATGCAACTCAAGCAGAAATCAAGACGGCCTACAAACGGCTGGCGATGCGGTGTCACCCGGATCGCGGTGGCGATAAGGACACTTTTGCCGAACTGAATAATGCCTATGAAATTCTGTACGATGTTAATCGACGCGCTAAATATGATGAAACCGGGGAGAGTGATATCCCTGATGGTTGGGTTGAGGTCAGGAATAAGTTGATTGCTTTGTTTGGTATAGCTATCCAGAAAGAGACTCTTTAAGCATCCGAGCAATTGAACGCTATAAGGGACTAAAGAACAAAGTCCGCAAGAAATCAGAAGGACCAAACATGTTTGAAACCCTGGTCGAACAGCAATTGGGAGTAGCTAAACGAAATATAGAAAAATTTCAGGCACAAAAAGAGTTAGAAGAACGAGTACTGGAAGCCCTGAACGACTATGAAATGATGGAAGAGAAGGTGTTGCCGGAGACTCAACGCCGGCTTGGTGATCATCACCGTTGGTTTCCTGGAGTAGAGATGTGAGCAAAAAAAAATCAAATTATAAAGGCCCGGTGTTTAAAGGCTTCAAGCTGGATAAGCACCGGCAGACTGGCGTTGAGGTGTTGCAGATAATCTACCACGACGGTAAGCAATTAAAGTATTTCGGTTTCAAGACCAAGCGAGGGACGCCTTTGCCAGTCATGGCTGTGCATTTAATGTCGCTTGGATCGCAGCTGATAGGAGGGATGACCTTTCGACAGCGGCTGCGTGCGGCCTGGGTGATGGTGTTTAATTAAAGGATGAGAAAAAAGGTATCCGGATTTTATAGTTGACAAATAGACCGTAGGCGACTACACTGTACCAATGAGCTGAGATATTTAGCTCCCCCGATTCCCAGCCGGGGCTGACGCTGGGACCGATAGGAGATACATTAATGAGCACGAATGCAAAAGAGTTAATGGTTGAGCGGTGTCAAGAATACTTTGATTCCGCAATTAAAGCACCGCTTGTACCGCACGGCGCGGGCAGCGGTTTTGAAAACAGCGATTTTATTGCTCAGTGTTTTGATGATATACAAAACGAGGTAATGCTGGAAATTCATGGCGTGGGCTATTCTGACCACATCGGATCTGGCGATGACATAGATCAAGATTATAACGACACATCCGAAGTTAGAGAGGATTTCACACGAGAAACTATTTATTTTGTGCATGTGAGCTAATTAGTGTGTTGTATCAATAAACAAATTTACTGCCGTGCAGGCAGCTTAAAAACCCCGATTCCCGGCCGGGGTCATGCCGGGACTGAAACGGAGAAACTTATAATGCCAGTCTTAAATTTTAAAAACGAAAGCGATGCACATTCATTTATGCTTGAATGTGCAGAATTTAACAACCAGGGTTTCAAAAGAGTTTTATTCAATTGGGCGTCAAAAGAAGAAGATGTAGAGTATAAAACAGTTAATGCGGTATGGTTTCGTTGTCCGGACGATAAAGAAGACGAAAACGGCGAAACTTTAGAGCATTATTTGATCAGGTATGTTCTTGAAATAAAGAATCTTTTGTAAGACTAACTGACTCATACAAAGATAATTTACGCTGCCGCATAGGCAGCTTCTAATAAGTAAGCGGGGTCAGATAATGAACAACAACGAGATATTTAAAAAATTGCTGCACTTGACGGGCGTCGGTAGAGATAGAGACTTAACGATTGAGATATTCAAACTCGGCGGCATTGTTGCAACGAATTCAAAAATTAAAGGCTGGCGAACAGATTTAGATAATGACAGAGCGGCCGAAATGCCGGATGAAATCTTGAATGGATTTATTAAGGGTATGTTTGAATATCGAGATCAACAACGACAGCGTGGCATCAATGTGTTTAATTTTGTCAGAGTAAAATCATGACCCCCGAGCAATTTGACCTTGCCGCCAGCTACACCAAGATCGCGCCCGCCAGCCTGGAGGCGGCGCGGCTGGTGCTGGTGGAGGGGCACAGTCACAAACACGTTGCTAACATCACAGGCAAAAAACGCGAGGACGTGCGGACCTGGTGTTACAAAATCCTGCGCGAACATCGCGGCATTGTGGGCTGTCCGCGCGAGTGTCAATGTGTCACTGTCTGCGTGCCGGATGAAATGGCCGACGAGGTGCGCAAAATGGAGCGTGTGGCGTTTCGCTCGCTGGAGCCAACTAAATGACTAAACCACGCACAGCCACGCAGCGAGTAAACGACTCTATCGCCGCGCTCAAACACGCGGGCGGCGCCCGCAAATCCTGGAGGCTCTCGCCTGAGGCCAACGAGGCTTTAAAAATCTGCCTCAAATTAGGGGATGATGTGACAGAGACAGACCTCATCAATCGACTGTTGATTGACGAGAAAAACAGGCTGTTGTAGGCGACTATAAATCATATATCAATCATAAAATCCGGATACCCAGAAAAAATAAGCTACACAAACAAATTTGTTGTGATAAATTATTATTTCTGTTTCTCCCAAGACAGAAATACAACATGAAGTTGTACCCATTCCCAAGCCTTGCAGGATGCAGGGCACCCTTTTTAAGTATCACAAACAATACTACTTCAGATTACATTTGGTTGATTTATTGTTTAATCTACTTTAGGATTTATCTGTATGCTGCGCAAGGTGACTACGGAGGTCCATGGTTGGGTCTCCTGGTTGATACCACAACTTGCTCATCACCGAATCGTCGTCAACAATAGTTAGGTTCAGACCATCTAGCTGTGTTTTAAAGCCCCGCCATTCAAATGGACGGGGTTTTTTTTGGCCTGGAGATGTGGAACTGCGGCTGTGGGTGCGGAATTTAATTGAGGATTGATATGCGTATCAAATTTGGAAACTTAGACTGCGAGGTAAGAGATTACTGTGATGAACTTGTTACCCAACGTCGCTAAAATTGCGGACAACTAAACTATGGCTGCGAAGAAGAAACCCCAGAAAAAACAAACTTCTACGCGCGCGCATACCAAAAAAAAGGTGGCTAAGAAGAAAGTTGCTAAGAAACAAGCCATTCGCCCCATTACTGAATTAGCTGATATCAAGCCAGTGCAGCGTAAGAAAGGACAGCATGCCGGCCCCAAGGAAGAGGAGTTGGTTCGTGCCTTATTTGGTATCTCTGACAATATTGCTGAAATTTCCCGCATATCCGGTCTTACCCGCGAGCAGATTCAACGAATCAAAGATGAAATACCCATGGATGAGTTGCAAAAGATTCGTGCCGCCAAGCGTGAAGGGTTTGTTGAGGAGGCGTGGGGCACCATCATGCTGGCCCTAAATTCCGTAAAAGATGGTTTGGTTAATGGATACATAATTGAGAAGTATGATGTGGTTGCCAAGGAAATGGTGGGCCAGATATCAACAGTGGGTCCAGGCGAAGCCGCTCGGGTCATTCGTGATGTGCACCATGCCTCACAGCTGGCCGAAGGTAAGCCGACATCGATTACCGATCGGTTGGCTTCTGATCTGCCCGAGGATGAAATTGAAAAGCTGATTGCCGAAGCTGAAAAGGAACTGGATGAGCATCGTGGAAGATTGAATTAAGGGGAACAAATGAACTTCCCCGTTTCGGCCAGCGTCGCCCGTGATTTAGTCGAGCAGCTACCGGACAACCCACTTGAACGTAAGCTGGTACTGCTGGAGGCGTTAAAGAAGCGCCGTAAGCTGGTCAAACTGGAGCAATACGATCCGGTTGGTAAGAAGTTCAACCGGCCGCACCATAAGCAGGTCGCGTTTCACTTAGCTGGATTCCTGCACCGGGTCCGCGCTTTCTTTGGTGGTAACCGCACTGGGAAAAGTGTTGGTGGTGGCGCCGAGGATGCGTATCACGCCACCGGGCTGTATCCATGGTGGTGGAAAGGCAGGCGGTTTACTGAGCATACACGCGGTCGAGTCGCTTCGGATACTGCCGAAAGTACCCGTGATGGTATTCAGCGTGTCCTGCTGGGTCCCCCGGGTGAGTGGGGCACCGGGTTAATACCCAAACACCTGATACTCAGTATCACGCGCAAGCGGGGTGTGGCCGACGCGGTGGATGTGGTCACTATCCAGCATGTGACTGGCGGTGTCTCCGAGATTGACTTTAAATCGTACGATCAAGGACGAAAGAAGTTCCAGGCGGTATCGCTACACTGGATACACCTGGACGAAGAACCGCCGAAAAGTGTTTATGACGAGTGCTATCAACGTATAGCCGATACGGAAGGGATCCTGTATCTCACCATGACGCCGCTGTCGGGCATGTCCGATGTGGCCATGATGTTTTTCGGTGATGAGTTTGATGCCAGTAACCGATATCGCATCCAGGCCGGTTGGCAGGACAACCCTTGGTTGTCGCCGGCAGTCGTCGAAGAAATGCGCAAGGAATTGCCGCCACATGAACTCGAAGCCCGAGAACATGGTCGGCCACAACTGGGTGCAGGCAAGATTTACCCGTTTGTGCGTGACCAAGTTGTGGTGCCGACATTCCAGGTACCGAGAAACTGGCCTCGTGGGATTGGAATGGACTTCGGTTGGAATTGGACTGCCGCTAGTGTGCAATGCTATGACGAAGAGGGTGACATCATCTACGTCTACGGTGAGTACAAGCAGGGCCAGTTACCACCGGTCAACCATGCCGCGGCCATCAAGGCCTTCGGCAATATTCCCATCTGGGGGGATCCGTCCGGTAACAAGTCCAACGAACTGGACGGCAAGAAGGTCATTAAGGAATACGGGAAAGCCGGACTTGATATCAAGTTGGCTGACAATTCGGTCGCCGCTGGGATATTGGACTGCTATCAGCGTATCGCAACAGGCCGTCTTAAAATTATGGGGCATTGTGTTCAAACCTTACAGGAATTCGATTTATATCACCGAGATGAAAAAGGCAAGATTGTGAAGAAAAACGATCACTTACTGGATGCACTACGTTATGACGTGCGATCTGTGTATCGCTTTGAAGTGATCGGCAATCCATTTTTAACCGGTGGTAGCGTCGGTTCTCGACAGCATGAGCCAGCAGATACAGGAGCAGGGTATTGACTATTATAGCGTGGGGGAGTGGACGTGACTTTGCTATTGGTGCATTGGCTTCAGGTAAAAATCCATGTGCATCCTGTGGTATTGGTGTCGATGCGTTTGATTTGCTGGGTAGCGACTAATGGCTGTACCACAACAACAAGTACAAGCCATGGCTATCCGGCCAAGTGATCATCAGTTATCTAATCGTGCTGCACATTTAGCAGAAGTTGAAAACACCTTGGGTGCAGCACTGGAAACAATGTCCCGCCCAAGTAACTTGGTCGCCAGGTTAAATACTGAATTAGAAGTACGTCGGCGTCGGCGTGAAACACTTGAACAAGAGTGGTTGGATGCTTACCGTCGTTACAACAACGAGTATTCACCAAACGTAATGGCCCGGTTTAAAGCTGGTCGATCCAAATTGTGGGTTGGTTTGACGCAGATGAAAGTTCATTCTGCGCATGCGGCGATCATGGACTTCTTATCTGATGAGCCGTGGGACCTGGACCCGGCGCCGATACCGGATGATGCAGAGCTTCATCCTTTTTTGATACAGCAGGGGATTACTATTCAGCATATCCGCGAGGAGATGCGAGTACGCACGGAATCGATGAAGACAGAAATCAGCAATCAGCTGGATGAGGTTGACTTGCCAGAAAATCTGGATCTGGCCGTGCTTGAAATGACGATTACCGGATCAGGTGCTTTGAAAGGCCCGTTTACGGTCAAAGACAAAAAGAGTGACTGGGAAGTCGGGTTCGATGCCAATATGGAGGTGGTCGCCAACGAAATTGAGCGCCAGGGCCATAAGCCGGACGTTAAGTATTGCTCTATTTTCAATCTTTATCCGGACATGGAAGCCACTAGTGTTCAGGATGGTAACGGCATATTTGAAGAATTGTTCCTGACTCGCGCACAAATGATGGATCTGGCAATGCAGTCTGGGTTCAATACGTCTTCGGTCCTGCGGATCTTGCGAGACTTTCCAGCGGGTAATGCCAATCTTGAAACGCATCAGATTGAGTTACGCACTATCGCGGGCGATGCCGACCCTAATGCAAGCAAGCGTTATCGGGTGATTGTTTACCATGGGCCGGTCACCGGACAGGAATTAAGTAATGCCGGCGTCAAGATGCCGTATGAATTGCAATCGCTGGAGACACAAGGTTGTATTTGGTACTGCGGTCAGTTTGTACTGAAGGCCAAGCAACACAAGGGCCGAATCCCATACAACATTATCCCATATGTGAAACGGGCTGGCTTTGGGCCTTTCGGGAAAGGCGTCCCGTACCTGGGTAAAGGTTCTCAAGACGCGATTAACGCGGCGGCGCGTATCATGATTGATAACGCGGCGATTGCTAGTGGTCCATTACTTGATGTGAATATGGATTTATTACAGCCCGGAGAGAAGGTTGATGATATCCGGGCTTGGCGTGTGATTTACTCGAAGCATGACGGTAATAACAGTAAGCGCGCGGTCAATGTTTTTGAGATACCAGCCTACACAGATCAGTTTATCAAGATCATCCACCTGTTCCGGCAGCTGATGGACGAAGAAACCTTTATGCCGTCGTTGACCTCAGGCATGGAAGGGACCAACACTAATGATACGGCCACGGGCATGAGTATCCTGAATTCCAATGCCAACAGATCACTCAAGAAGGTGATGCGCAATATCGATGCCTTTGGCCTGGAGCCGTTGATTGAAGCTATGTATGACTGGAATATGCGGCATAACCCCAAACGGGAGATTCTGGGCAAGATGTTGGTCAGGGCGAAAGGCTCTGCCGCGATCATGGCGAAAGAAATCCAGACCCAGAAGATGATGCAGTTCGCGCAGATGTTTGCCGGTCATCCTGACCTAAAGAGTACTGAGGCCATGCGTGAGATTGCGGACGGTATGGATATCAAACCTGACACCATGGTGGTGTCGGATGAAGAAAAGGCAGGCCAGGTTGCGCCTGATATGTCAGGTGGTCAGCAGGGGATGCCTCAAGCGCCGCAACAAGCAATGTTACCGCCTGGAGGTGTGATGTGAATTCGATGTTATTGGATGTTGATGTGGCGCGGGCTTTTCACTCGGTTGCTCAAGAAATGCCATCGGCTGCGAGGACTATAGAAACCTTTTTAAAAACCTTGCATAAGGCTGCTCGTGACGAAATGGAAAATGCAATTGGTGAGGATGTCTATCGGGCGCAAGGATCCGCTAAGGCACTTAGACCTTTGAGTCATATCTTTGAGCAGGCTGAGAATATGTGTCGAGCATCAAAACCCGTCCGGGAAGTAGAACTAACAGATCAAGATGATTCAGGAGTCGGTCACATATAACAATCACAAATCGAAACGGTTTAAACAAAGGTCACTTTAAGTGGCCTTTTTTTATGCCTTTTCAACACAGCAGATAAGCCACGGTAGCCCTGTTGTGATTTTTAACCGCCAGATAAGCCAAAGGTAGCCCTGGCCCAACTGAGAGCAGATAAGCGGTCAATGTTTCACATGAAACATTTATGTCAGCCCTGTTAGGAGAACGTATGTCCAACGCAGCACAAAAAGCCAAAGAGATCAGAGAACAGACAAGTCAATTGCAAAGTGGTGAAGCCCTGGGAAATCCAGATAAGCCCGCTGAGCAACCGGTAGAAGGTCAAGCTGTACCCGGTGAAGGTGATGCGCCTGCAGTGCCTGTTGAGGTTGTTTCCAACGCGGAAGATCTCAACACACATGCAGTCCCCGCTGAACCCAATCCGGATAACAGTGTTGACTTCGAGGCCTTGTACCGTGAGGAAGCACAA